ATAATGATTTGATATATATATTTGCCATACAGGTCAACTGACTCTGTTGGAGTCAGATCAACGGTCAGCATATTCTGAGTCTGACCATCACTTGAATCAATGGTCATTGATTTTTTTACAATTGGATCGCCGTACTTATTGGTATAGCTGACAATAGAAAAGTTGGAGGTACAACCATCCAACCCGCACGGCCTTTTACTGCCCCCATGATAAATGTTGAAGGCAAGACGCTGTGTCTCGCCCCCAACAAAATCAATTGTCGGCAGTGTGTATGGACTATGTTCGCAATTCACACATCCACCGCCTTTCTTACCAAATTATTCTTTGGTACTATTTTTTTCTTCTTCAACCACCGGTTTTGTGAACTGAATTTGATTGATAATATTTCGAACTTCTTCGATTAGAGCGATGCTACCGCTGAGATTTGTAAGGTTGCTTTTTCCATGAACGCTGACTTGCTCTAATGCATTAAGAACAGCGGTTAACCTTCCTGTAATTTCGTTCTTCATTTATCCTCCAAGACTGTTATTTAAACTTCCAAAAATGCGGTATTGTTGTTCGTCAAAATTAAACAGTATTCCGCAGGTTTGATTTTCGTTTCCGATCCAGAGCCAGCTGTCACTACTTTCATATTTTTTCATGATATAAGCTCGATTACTGTTTCCCAATTTTAATGCAACGTATTCGCGTTGGCGAGAACCCTCATAACTATATTCGCTACCATAATCCATTACCAGTTTTTCGTATCCATCTTCCCAAAATGACATGTACTGGCCACTGTATTCTGCATATGTCAGAGGATCTCCATCATCGTCCAGAGTCGCGACGAATTTTGGACTGTAAATACAGTCTCCATTTATAAAGGTTCCACCCTCATATTCTCCGTTTGCAAGTGCGTCTACGCTCTCAACAGCTGCGTCAGCGGCGTCTTCAGCGCCGTCCGCCTTATCCCATGCTTCGTCAGCTAAATCATATGCAGCACTTCCGCTTTCGTCAACATTATCCCAATCGATAGCAATACTGCCTCTCATATAGACGTTACCATATTTGTCGACTTGGAAATTTGGTGAAGAAGATGTTCCGCCGATCTTTATTTGACCACTCTCAATGCTTGCTCCATTAATTTTTGTCGTACTGTTGCCCTCTAAATTGCTAATGGTGACATATCCGCTCAAATCAATGTTCGTTGCACTCATATTAATTTTACTTGTGCCATCATTTATAGAAGCAACAATGGATGCAGCAGTAACTTTGCCGTCTGATCCAGTCACGCCTTGCACGATAGCTTTAATTTCATTCGATGTTTGGGTGAGAGTAGACGATGTGACATAATTACCTTCTATGGTTTCGACTCTGCTCTCAATTCCACTTGCTGTTTGGGTGAGCTCGGAAGATGTAATATAGTCATCTTCCACGGCTTTTAATCTTGTGCTTAATTCTTGCGCACTTGCGCTAATTGCCGCTGTGTACTCTTCTTTTATTTTGTTTGCAGAGTTCGTAATTGCTTGGGTATATTGAGCAGTAAGCCCCTTTTCAGAAGAGTCGATTGCCGCCGTATATTCCTCGGTTATTCCGTTGGACAACTCGACAGTATCGAGATATTCAAGTAAGAACTGGCCACTTGAGTTGGTCATTGGCTTGCCTGAACTTGTCTGAAATTGTGCGCCTTTTACTGTTCCTGAGAAAGTTCCAGAGCTTGCTTGTATTTCTCCTGTAAATTTGCCGCTCGTTGCGTAAACAGTGCCTCTAAAATATGCATTACCAGAATCTATATCTAGGTAGAAATTGGAATTCTTTGGCATACCATCTGCATCTTTGGTTATAGTCCCGTTTGAATAAAAAGACGGCACAACGTTTGTACCATTCAGATTATATAGGTTTTTGTTTCCTGCAACAATACCGTACTTCGGGTCAATGATTATTTCTCCGCCATTGGTTTTTGTGGACTGTAAAACAAATGTAGAGTCTCTTAACCATGCACCAGAAGAATCAACCCTAAACTGCATAACACCATCGTCGTTCATATTTTCAACAATAAGGTTATTGCCAATAAGCAGTTTGCCGCCGATAACATCGGCATTTACGCCGAAGTATTCGCCGACTTCATCAGACACAAATTTACCGATAGCTAGTTTTGCGCTGTTCCACCCATTATCACTCATGGCAATCATGCCATTTGTAAGGCGTAATTCACAATCCTTTAGTTTGTCAGCCATACTATTGCCAGCCAGTTCACGAATCGCTTCTTCGTCAACACCAATGCTGATACCAGAACCATCGATACGAACTTGCTGGTTAGATGCTCCAAGAATTGCATTCTTTGCAGCATCTAAAGAACCGTTCATAAACTCTGTGATAGCTGATACCTCGCCGAGAGATTGGTTGTAAAGATATTTGCTTGCATCAAAGCTACGACCAGACGAATAACCCTTTTCGAGCATGTCTTTCAATGAGTTAACATTATCATGACGCTTAAAACGATTGGAAAATACAAGAGAGAAACTGTCCTGCTTCTCAAATTCGAACTCCATTTCAATAAGCAGGGGAGTGATCGTTTGTTCATCGCTGAGCTTTAGGTAAATACCTCGGCCAAGCTCTAACTTATTACGGAACGGCTCAAACTCTTTTGAGAATAAGAAGTTGCCGGAGCTAACACTAAACTCATAGGTGTATACAGATAAATCATTTAGTACACCTTGCGCATATTCCAACAATTCAGACTGTACGGAATATTTTTGAAACTCACTTGCATTTGTAGTGATGTACATTGTGGTGGTATGGCTAATTGTGACAGACCAAGAATTGGCACGAGGGTCGGAGGTTGTGCCTTTACCGGCAAATGTGATCAATCCGCTGGATACCCTTGCGTCGCCGAGCTGAATATTAGAAGCATATATACTTAACACAAATTCATTGGAACCAGTCTTTCTATCAAGTACTCCCTTAACGACATCACAAGATAATTCAACCTTGTCGCAATTATAAATTCTAAAAGTGCACCCAGAGATTGTAAACATTTCTCTGTCTACGTCATCGGGCAAGTCAACCAATTCAATTTTGCCTGCCTCAACATCGTCTTCTGCCCCCTTTTTGTAAAAGTAAAGCATAGTCCCCTTAGCAGACGGTTCGATATACGCCGTCTGACCGGACGTAACCGTGTTAAGATCAGTTGCAACAAAGGTGCTCTCAGTAACATCTTGTTCTACAAAATACTCTCTAAGAATATTTAGCTCATCTTCGGAAAAATAAGTTTCGATATTCAAAGACTCTGCGATAGAATTTGTTTTTACAGCATAAGAATTTACAGTACCCTCAGCCTCCGCTATCTCGACCTCTTTTGCCTCAACAAGCGCTGTTTGCGCAGAAATCTTGTCGTTAACGGTAGCGAGATTTGTTTGCTGAGTTTCTTTTCCTTTTTCTGTAGTCTCCATTGCAATGGCTTGAATAATAACACTCTGTTGATTAGTAAGGTTAGTTAACTCTCCCTTTAAATCTGTTAACTCTGCTTTTAGTGTTAAAAGGCGAGAAGTAGCAGATGCTCTAAGAGCGCAGTAGCCAGAATAGGCAGACCTTTGACTGTCAACTGCTTTTTGCCATTTGCTCCATTTTGCCGCAATACTTTCTGGAATATCTCCATTAGAAATGAAGTGATCTATGTTATAAATCCAGTTTGAACCTGTTGGATTGACCGATCTGATATCAAGTTCATCCGCACCATATGGACGCAATGCAGTTACCAGCTCATCGCTAAGTTCTTCTACTTCGATTTCTTCCAACAGATTATCGAAATCAAGATAAATTGGGAGGGCGGTTCGTTCCTCGTCTGCGTCATAGACATTGATGGTTTTTTCATATGGATCGAACACAAACACGCACCGATACTTCTCAGGAGCTGTATTATAAATAAATGACAACAGATAATCGTCGTACTGATCGAATGTTCGATATCTATTCCAGAGGGTGGCGGAGACGTAGCCGATTTTCCAACCCTTTGCGATCTCCAAAATACGAGACAAAACTGTGTCTGCCCCAGACATCGGCGAATAGAAATTAAAGGTTCCTTCTTCTAAGAAAAAGCGTTTGTCCTCAAGCCGTTTTTCGATAGAATATCCCTTGACGGATTTGATGTCAGAAATTCCATCGGAAGACTTAGAAGGTTTCATTGTGACATAGACACCATAATTCTTAGTATAGATAAGTTTGCGCCCTTCAACTTTGTGATACAAAGGATTGGGCTTGCCTTTAACCACCGAGGGGATATCAAAGGAAATTTCACTTGGCTCGGATAATTTAATGTTAAATTTCAGATTGTTGACCCCAGACAGAAGGCCAATGGAACGCTCATTTAGAGTTTGAAGCATCAATTCTGGGACTTCTGGTCTGCCATACGCATCAAACTCCAATTTAGAATAATCAAGATACATTCCACACCTCCTTATCCTGCAACATTATGTAGGAAGCGACCTGAAATTGTAACAGAGCTCGCTCCAGATATTGTAAGCCGATTGTCACCCGGTACAAGCCGGAACAAATTCATGTTAAATCCATCATACAGATTGTATGCATCGTTTTCGTCTCGGATAATGCCGTTGAGATTATCTACATAAATTGTTGTTGCTGCAGATGGTAGTCCCGTCAGTTCAAATACACGACCTCCGTCGCTCATATTTACAATTCTCAAAGTTGTTGATCCGACTGGTGAAACCAGAGTTAAGTCTGGTCTTAAATACTCTCTTACACTGCTTTCATTGCGGAATACCACGGAAGTTCCCGAAACTGTCTTACTAAATGGATGCCCATAAGCATATGAACAGTCACAAACAACCTCGGCCTCAAATGCAACGGGTAGCCACCCGTGAGAAAGCGGTGTCAGGGAAGTGATCAGACATTTGAACTGTACATGTTCCATATCGGGCTGATCGATGGAAAGCCATTGATAATCATTGTAACCCGTAAGCCACATAGATATTTCTTCCAATGTATATCGGTCCATTGCTTCCTCTGCACCAAACACAAGTTTAAATTTTAGAGGGTCTTTATGATAGTTCACACCGTAATGGATTGGCTGAATTCTGTTGTTAACTCGGGTTTCGGATACAGTTGCTTTATTTCCAAAGCTAACGTCATCCTGACCTCGTCCGTTAAAATCATAAAGCTTCAAGCCGTACATAACGGATGATTCCCCCGCAAAAGTGAATTCATAACTATTGAACACTGTGCTGAACACCTCCTTTTTAAAGTGATAGAGAGGGGTGTAAACCCCTCTCAAAATTAACGCTTAATATTCAAATACTCAAAGATCTTGTTTACTTGAGACCGAGCAATATCCTGATGTTGTTTTATGGTGTCCTCCGGCATACCGCTAATATAAGTGTCACCAATTGAAATTTGAACTGCTCTTGAATTAGCTGCTGAAAGTATTCTCTGATTGTTGTTAGACATAATGTCTGCTACACGATTTCCAATGGTTAGACCAGATGAGTCAAGCAACTTACCGGCAAAGTTGGCGAATTTAGCCATCAAAGACATATGTCTCGTGAGATTATCAACCATATTCTCACTAAGAACCCACTCTCTCTCTTTTAATAGAGCAAATTGCTCGTTTGATTTTATGTCTCCACCGCCAACAATGCCACCAGTGTGATATACTTTGTATAGTTGCTCTCCACCCTCGTGGTCGATATACCATACACCATCACTGCCTCGCACAGCAGTAATACCATACTTCGCCAATTCGACAGTGCCAAGACGATATGTTTCCGCCGATAATTCTGCTTGCCGCTCTTTTGATGCTGAGTGCCATGTCTGAGAATTGGTTTTCATTCTGCCAACGATTGAGCGGATGTGATCTTCGTCAGAAGCTTCGTGGTCATAACTTGGGGTTTCTCCAAGGTCAAAGTTATCGTATTTGGAACCACCGGAAGAACTATTGATTTTTTCGTCAATATCGTCGATGTCGTCCTGAATATTTTGTAAAGCTTCTAAATAGCTGCCATATTCCTTAGCGGCATCAAGTGCGCTATCCCATGCAGAAACCAGTTCGTCAGTCAGTACAGAACCATACTCATAGTTCCAATTAATTAACGTATCTTTTAGATCTTCCCAATTGGATTCTATGTATTCGATAGCCATATCGTAAAGCTTTTGTTGCGAAGAAATTGATGCTTCCAATTCTTTAATTTCATCATCTTTAGCATCTTCGTATGCTTCCTGCATCTTGTCGAGCGATTCTTTTTGAGCTTCGATAGCATGATCACCTTGGAGTTCTGCAAGTTCTTCTTGTAAATCTGCCATCTCTTCCTGCAGGGCGATCCTTTGCGCCTGTGCATCACGACTGTCGTCAAGAGACAGGATGTTGATACGCTCTTGAAGCTTGGCAAGCTCTTTAACCTTATCTGCAACTTCTTCCTGATAATCAGACTCTTCTTTCGTTGCATCTAACGCTTCTTTTTTAAGTTCGATTATTTCTGCATAATCTTCTTTCTGCTGCTCTAATGCTTCAATTTGCTGCTCAACTTCATGTTCGAGCATTTCCATGGTGTACTCAAGAATATCATTAACACCGGACTGCATCTTTTCCAACTCTTCTCGTGTTTCTTTTAATGCGTCAGTAGTGTTGTCCGCAGTTTCGAAGATGCTTCGTTGTGCAGACTCGGACATTGCACGAAGAGAATCAATAACGTGGAGTGCGGCCCGATTTTGATCCTCGTCAAGACCTTCAAGTGCAAGGGTAGCATAGACCAATCCCCATTGTGCGCTTGTAACATCTTGTGTGGCATGTAGCAAACGATTGAGCTCAGTAACATTATTCTCTGCGTTTGCCGCATGGATTGCCTCAACATATGCAAGGGCTGTTTCAACCGCCATTTGCTCTGTGCGGGCAGCTATGACATTTTTAATATTCTCTTCGTTAATGGTAAGTTGTCCATTCTCGTCTTGAAGTAATGATAAGTATTCAACACCGTGAGAGATGATTTCCTGCAGGGTATCAACGGCAATATATCCAGAAGAAGCATACTCATCAGCTGCTTTGTGTAGTGTATCATACACAGACTGCATTGAGTCAATTGCTTCGCCAAAGGCATCAACAATTGCAGAGGTCATGCGATCAACCGCATCTTTAACGTCCTTTGTGGCATCTAAGTAATCGTTCGTAAGATCTTGAACCTGAGATTGCTGTTCAATAGCACCTTCGCTCATACCTTGTCCGCGATAATACTCTTTTACAGACTCAAGAGCGCTTGCTGCCTCACGCTGAATTTGCTGATAGTAAGCAACCTGTTGCATAAGAGATTTTCGCATTACTTCGGAGTCTAAGTTCTTCTTGCCATTTTCAAAGAACTCTTCTTCCTTTTGAATGCTTATCTCGATTGAGGAAGATAATGCATCAAATGCGTCTTTTATATTGTCTGCAGGCGTCTTAGAAGAACCGCCGCCACCGCTACTTGATGATGATGATGATGTTATCTTAAACTCTTGTAAGCCGTCATAGAATGACAATTCTTCCTGTAGTTTGGATCTTTGATCCATCAATCCAGAAAACGCGTCCTCATCAAAGTCAAGTCCGGCGGCTCTATCTGATAACATACTGTTGATATTGCTATTAACTTTGTTTATGCTCTGTGTCACTTTATCAATAGAAATATCCAGATTAATGCCACCCAGCCCCAATATTGCTGCTTTTGCAGCTTCTGCAGAATTGCCAATAGCATACATTCCGGTCTCTACGTTATACAGCTGTGCCACAAGGGTTGGGCAATGCATTGCAAGCTGTGCCATAGCGCTTTGAGCTTGATAGCTATCTCCACCATACTTTTCTACTGCGCTTACAACATCACTCATAGCATCAGCAATACGAGAAGCCTTTAGGGCGCGGCCTGCTTTTGTAATTGATTTTATTAATGCTTCTTGTGCCTCTAATGGATCAACACCGTTCTCCAGCGCTTCTTGGTAAGCGATGAACTCAGTACGAAGTTCAGGCATCAGCTCCAACAAATAGTCAAAGTCTTCTTCTGTTAATCTTGAAATAGCATCATACGCACTGTCAGCAGGATTGCTTAATTTTTCTAAGACAGCGTCTAATTTTTCTATGTCCGTTTTTGTTTTAGACACGGCCTGATCTAAAGCTGAAATCTGCTCTTGGGTAGAGCCAGACTCATAAAATCTTGAAAACTGCGCTTGACCTTTAAGTACACCATCAATCGCATCGGCCACGTCTTGTGATGTTCCAACAAAGGTGCCGCTTTCAATGGCTGCAGCTGATACACTTCTGCGAAACGCATCAAATTCTTCCGCTGTTTCTGGTATTCCGGAAGATATTGTCTCATTCAGAACATACTGCGATGCAAGATTTGCATTTAGCTCATCTCTTGAAGTTATAATACTTTCGGCATAATCTTTTATACCCAGATATCCTTCATACATCTCTTGGTATAAGATATTTTCTGTTCCGACCTCGTCGGCAAGAATCTTTAGAGATCGCTGATAGGTTTCATATTGATGAATGGCATTAGCAGCATTTCTACCATATGCTTCTATCATCTCTGTAGGTGGTTCACTAAAAAACGGCGTAATACCCTCTAGTACCGTTGTCTCGCCAGGAGTTTCATTTTCCAAAATCCACCAGCCAGTTGTGGAGGCTCCTTCGGTACGAACGGCCCAATCCTCATAAGATAATTTGTACTTATTTGGTAGTGCATCATTCAATACTTGTAGAGCATTTAACAACTCAGTCTCTTTGTCCGAACCTTTTGTGACCGCAAAGCCTGAAGTTGCTTCGTTGTAGCTGCCTACATGATATGCTGGCTGTGTATCGTTGAAAAAATTTACGGCTTCATTATAGCCACCACGAAGGTCTATCTCGTCATTTGCAAGTTTGGATACCGACACACTTGCAACTGCTTTATCATAACTACCATATTTATCAATCAGTTTTTGTAGCTCATCTTGTTCAATTTTTAATCCATCAATCAAATCTTCTCTAGCCTGTATACATTCGTCTAAAGTTCCAGTAAGGTCGTTTAGTTTATTACTTGCATCAAGATAGCCAAATGCCAAGTCAGATATAGTTTTTGAGCTATCTGCTGCAGAATCGGCAAGACTCTTGATTTTCTGAGAAGCTTCGTCTGTTTCTTCGGCCAAGCCCTCAACGGATTCTTCGCTTCCAGAAATCCAGTTAATAAATGTTGGAATTAAACTGATTAAAAGTATAATCCATCCCACTGGATTAGATGCTAGTAACGACTTGATACTTAGGTTTAATGCATCAGTTGCAGTTTTTGCGCCCATGGTCGCAGAAGTATAACCAAGCTTAGCGACTATATTTCTATAGTCTTCTTTGGTCAATGTCCCCTCGGAAAGTGCCAAAGTCAAATTTGTCAGAACTGCCTTTTGCTTTTCTGTATTAAGCGCCTGATATGAAATAACCATAGCGTCATTAACACCTTTTTCAGCCATAATTCTCTGTGTCAAAGATGCTACAGCAGCGTTCTCTGCAGATGTTACTAACGCAGCAGCTTTTGCTTTTTGATATGATTTAAATGCAACAACAGCAGCAATAATTGTGGGTAGGAATAAATCAATCTTTGCCATTGCTGATGCAGCACTCATCAATGCCGTGCCGAAATCCACAACAATTTTAACAGTTTCGGCTTCAATGAAGTTCAGTGAAAAGTCTTGGAATGTTGCTTTGAACTGATTTATTTTGCCTTGAATACTATCAAGCTGTTTTTCATTTTCCTTCATAGCAGAACCGGAAGCACCTGCTGCGGCGATTAGAACCTCTTCGACAGTTTCATAGTTTGAAATAAGTGCATTAATAACATTGGCATTTCTAACGCCGCCACCAATCAACTCAGTGATGTTTGTTCGAGATGTGTCTGTTAATGAGTCCCAAACTTTTGCTAATTCCCCTATAATTTCTACAGTGCTCTTAAAAGTGTTGTCATCAACCATGATGTCAACTCTATTTCCTGTCAGATCAAGAATTTCTTGTCTCAATTCAGACACGCTGTTGGCCATGCCATCTGTTGCAATGCCAGCTTCCTCAGCCTCTGTTTTTGAGGCGCGAATATACATGGACATTGTTTTCAGTGCGGTGCCGACTTTTTCAGGGTTCTGAATAACTTCGTTTGCTGCCGCAATCAAAGCAATACTTTCGTCAAGAGTATTACCAGCGGCATGCAATGACGCTGCAGAATTTAAAAGAGCATCGCCGATGCCGGCAGAGCTGATCGCAAAATTGTTGCCAATGTGGTTAAATTTATCCACAATTGTCATTACATTGCTTGCTTCAATCCCAAATGCCTGCATCGTAGAAATAATACTTTCAGATGCTTGTGAAATATCTTCTATACCATCGCCGATATTTTTATAAACAATAGCTGCATCTGCAAGAACAGCTGCATCTTCAATCCCGTGGCCCAATCTTGCAAAGTCAGCAGTTGCACTGACGGTATCAGAAATTGTTGCACCAAGCTTCTTAGCTCTATCCCCAGCATTGTCGAGAAACTTTTCATAAGCAGCATCTGTCTCATTTGTAACTTTGCGCAACTCGGTCATAGCAGTGTCTACATCTATTACAGCAGTAACCATTCGCCTTAAGGCGCGATACAACATCATTATAACTTGGGA